GCCTATGTCTCCTTTAATAAATTCAGACCCATATACTAGTACATTAGCTTTAGCATATGATGCAGCGCCTGTAACACCTGTCCAGTTAGCAGCTGTATAAGCAACAGCGGTAAAAGTTCCAGTGTCGCCAGAAGCAGCAGCTCCGGCAACAGTAACAACACCTTTGACAACAGGTCCTGTAGCAGCGCCTGCAGCGGTTAAACCTTGTACCATAATGGTTTGCCCAGCTCTAACAGCAGGAGCATCCCCTGCAGCATAAGCAGTACCATCAGGCTTAGCAGCAAAAGTAACTGTAAATACAGACTCACCAGTACCACTAGCAGTAGCGATAGCTACGTTGTCATAGCGGGTATGTAGTCTTCCTTGCTCAATCCATCTGATTTCGTCAGAAGTAGATGGCATTTCAGCTGATACCATACGTAGAAAAGAAGAGATAGAACGATTTCCGTAAATCTCAGCTTCTTTTTCGTATACATCAGGTAAAAATTGTTTTGTAAAATCAAAATCGGTAATATAATTACCTTGAAATAATGACCCCTTGGTTGATGAAGGGGTTAAGTTTTCAATGCCAGTTGTAATAGCCATTGTAATAAATTTTTAAGTTATTGTTTTAGTTTCATTCTTAGTTTAGAACTAGAATCACCAGAAACAACCTTAAACTTTTGGCCTGAAGCTGTTTTAATAACACCTTCTTGCCTTGGGTCCATATTTATATTTTTAGCTTCCTTTGCGGATTGGCGTAGAGCATCGGCACGGCCTTGCTCATAAAAATGTTCAGCTAGCTTATCTGCGTTTCTCGCGGTAAACAATGCTTTATGATAACCCTTGGCATCATTAATTTGGCCATCGTCACCTAAAAATTGTTTTACAAAATTGTTTATATCAGATTGCTGTGTTTTTGTATCATTAACATTATTGACTTTATAACGGTATTTATTGTTTCCAACTTGAAAATCAAACCCTTTAAAATCTTGACTAAACACATTGTCTGTTTTTTGTAAAAAACTTTCAGTAAGTTGTTTGCTTGATTCAGCGTTCTGTTGATATGTATTGTAATACTCTAAAGCTTCTTGGTACTCCTGAGGAACATCTGTTTGCTTCTTCAACTTGAGGTCAGCATAATATTTCTCTTTGTTTCCTTCCAAAAACTTTTTAGCATTAAATAGCTCTTCTTTAAATGCTCTTTTCTTAGAGCGTATTTCTCTTGGTTCATCTTCTTCTTCACTATATGAAAAATTATCTTCCATATATTCAGAAATTTCTTGTGTGTCCCAAGGTTTAGATTGTTTATAATATTCTCGCAATAGATCACCATCATTATATTTTGATAGGTCTCTATTTAATAAAACAAAATCTTCAACACTACCACCTGTTTCTTCCATAAACTTAACAAGTTTATCTACATTTTCCGGAAGTACAACTTCTGGCTCTGCAGGTTTTGGTTGTTCGTTTACTTGTGCAGCTCTTTCGTCTACTTTGGGTTGGTTAGTTTCTACCGTCTCCTCTTCGTCTTTGATGAGCTCGAGCGGCGAGTCTTGCTCTTCTGTTTCTTTGGCTTCGGTTTGTTCTTGTACTTCTTGCTCCACTTCTTTGCTATCTCCGGGTGCATTTTCCACAGGAACCTCCTTTGCTTCTCGCTCTTGAACGGCATCTTTTTCTTTGTTTAATTCGTCTAAATTAATTTTTGGCACTTCATCAACCTCTTTGCCTGCGGCTTCAGGTTCAATCTTACCTTCTTCAACTGCTTTATCTAAAACAGCTTGTTCTTGTTCTTGTGCTGACTTTTGCTCAACGTCTTCAGCAGCACCTTTAATTTTCCATTCTGCCATAATTTAATAATATATAATAGTTAATAATTTTTTTATCTAGGTTCAAATCTGCTAAGATCTATTCCGCCCAGAACATCGTTGCCCGCGGATTCAAAAGCTTTTTTAGGCTCAGGATTTGATACTGGCTTTTGTAGCTCTATTTGTTTTTTTGCGTCAAGCTCCATCCCTTTAAGCTTCATATTTAAATCAAATTCATATTGCATTAACTCTCGTTTCGTTTGCGCTTCTGATTCTAATTTTTGAATATCAAGTTGGGCTTGTAGTTGGGCTAATTTGCCTTTAGCTTCAACTTTCATATTTTCAGACTGCGCTTTAGCCATTTCAGCGGCTTGAGCAGCCTGAGCGTTAGCTTGCGATTGCGCTGCAATATTTCTTTCCGCTTTCAATTGGTCTGTAGCTTCTTTCTTAGTTCTTCTGTATTTTAATAATTGATTGGCTAGTTTTATATTTTTTATTTGTCTTATATCAATTATATCTTCAAGATGTATTTGATCTCTTGACAACGCTACTTGTATATTATTTTCTACAAGCTGTTTTTCATCCTCATCTGGGTCCAGCTCTAAGAAAATACCAAAGTCATGCATATGTAAATTATCCATTTCTTTTAAAGCACCCACACTAAATCTTCCGATACCTCCAATCATCGCATCCCTTTGTGGATGATACGCCAGCACGTCTTTTATTCTTACAGATATAGCTTCTGCTAAAGTACTTGTAATGTATAAAGAACTATGCAGTATATGTCTGGTTGCTGTATTAGAATTTGCCGCGGCTAATTTTTGTACGCCCACTAAAGCATATGGGTCTGGATCAGATCCGTCTCTTGCTTCATTTAATCCAGTAACATCGCGAAGCATTTGCAGATAATAATTATATGCTTGTATTAATGCTTGGCTTTGTTGTCCACCACCGCCAGGTAATTCCTGTATTGGTACTTTGCCAGGGTTCATATCGCCATCAACAGTCATAGATCTTCCTATAACTGATCCTGTTTGGAAATATAAATTTAGAGCTTCCTGCGGATTATAATTTGTGCCATTACCTAAATCAATTTCAGCTAACCCATCGGCATCTAAATAAACACCAGATGGTGTCATTCTTTGTATCACCTGCTGCAGCTTTAAATGTGTAAGCTGGATTAAATCAGCATAGGTAACCATTCTACTAACTAAACTTTCAATTTTACCCTTATACATTCTAGGGGCACTAACAACATAATTCATCATTACTTTGTTAATGTTAGAATCGGGCCTAACCATATTAGTAGCTTTTTGCCACTTTAAAAGTTTATTAGAACCTAATACTAATACACCTTCATATATAGTTTCCATAGCCTGAGCTACTCTTTCAAATCTAGTTCTTTGATCTTTAGGTGGATTAAACTTGTCATCTTTCTTTATAGCTTTTTTAGCACCAGTAGATGTTTCTTTTATTTTGTATACACTTTTTCCCCAAGTCTTCCAATTAAAGTATAATACAGTCAATGTATTTGTATCAAACGTATCATTTGAATCATTATCTACATAATCGTAATTATTATAATTAGACGATTTTTTTATAATGTCTTCAAACTCTTCATCCGTTAACTCCGGAAATTGTTTTTTAAGCTCATTAGATTTAATTTGCTTAACTTCACCAAAATAATATACATCGTCAAAATTAGGATCTTCCGTGTAAGAATATATTAAATTTGATGGATCAACATATTCTAATTTTATACCATCTGTATTATTAAATGTATGCTTGGCAGCCGCAATACCTAAAACAGTTTGGTCATAATCACATCTCTTTTTTATTTCGTGATAAGCATTTCGTTTAAAAGTATTATCAATAGCTTGCTCATGGGCCAATTCAATAGATTGTTTATAACCTATTTGCATATGAAGCTCTAACTCTTCTTTATTAGACGGTAGGTCTTCCTGCTTTACATTCCTTACATCAACCCCTAATGTTTCATCTATTTGCGTAATTAATTCTTGAGTGTTCATGTCCTCAAGCATCATTTCTACAAAGTTAGTTCTTTCTTTTACAGACGTAGGGTCTTGCGCAAAAGCTTTAACTGTAAACAATCTATCTTGCATACCGTTAACAACTATATCTACAAACTTAGGTATAATTGGTACTGGTTTCCAGTCTAAATTAAGATAAGATAAATCTCCATTTACAGAGAACTCATCTTTATATTTCTGAACAGATTGCTCACCTCTGGCATATAATCTTAGTTTATGAAAGTCCCGTTGATTTTGTACGAACCTTCCTGTGCCAGATGATTTTCTAAACCATTCGTTTTGTATACCCCGGGCCACTTCCATTCCGTAGTCCATGCTAGCTTTAGTAGCATCGTCAACCGATTGGCTGGGAAATTGGGTAACTTGTCCTGTAGCTTCTGCCATTTTTTATTGTATTATTTTACTTTTTGAGCCTTGGTTATTATATTTTGAAAATCCAAAGTCTATTTTCTTAACTTCTCTTGCAGTTTTAGATGCGTATAAATGTCTTTGGCACGCCATTATAGCAAGGCCAGAACTTATAGATGCATCAAACTTTGTTCTTTTGTTAATATCAAATTTAGCCCAGTCTTCCAAAGTTCTTTGAAAATACATTCTACCACAATCTCCGTTTTCTTTTAACCCAACGTGGGTTTCAATATAACTTTCAATTGCAGCCGCGTGGGCTTGTCTTATATCTTCTGAAGTATTAGGTATACCACCTAATTCTCTTTCTGTTACAGATAATTTATTCCTAGGTCTATCAGGTCTATTCATTGAATATCCCCTATAGCCTCTTCTTTTGATATGATATAATAATCTAGGTTTATTATTTTCAGCAAGTATTGGCATACCGTAAAATATCATTGCCATAAGTACATCTTCAAAAAATATTTCAGCTGTTTGCGGTCTAGCAACATATTCTAAAAAAAATTGACTAGACGGTACATCTGAAAGCATACTAAATGTTGTAAGCCCGTGAAGTGCACCATTAGATCCGCTGCCATCAGTTGTTCCGCTAATATCATAGCTATCACAACCAAAAGCACCTAAATCTTTATTGCCTGGGTATTTAATACCGTTTTTTACTATTATATTGTTTTGCATTTCAACCGGTGGAATCCAGGATAATTTAAATCTACCTGTTTTGTTTGGATAAAATTCTACTATAGAATCTTTAACTCCATTCTTCCAGCTAAATGAACCGCGGGTTGCATAACCCTTCATTGTCATTTCTTCGTTGAAATCTATTTGCTCGTATATTTTATTTAGATTGAATAAAGACTTTTCTATTTCATCTCTAAATGCATGCTTTTCGCTTCTTGGAAACTGCCTATAAAATTCATTTAAAGCATCATTATTCCCTTTGAGTCCATCTGCTTCATTCTCCCAATGATCGATGACTCCATGCCTGATAAGCTCTCCGTCAATTCCTTCG